CTTACAGTCCAACCATCACACCAAGCAATTACGAATTCATCACCGCCGTCTGAAGCCACATCAACACCAAGCCGAATAGTCCGACCAGTCTCAGGGTTTTCGTTTTCCATAGCCAATTCAACCCAACCGATAGGACAAACCCTACTACCACCAGTTTTGGGGAACTTAGCAAGTACACGAGCCTCAACAAATGCCGATTCTGTCCCAAACTCACTAACAACATCTTCTACCCATTCCCTGTCAACTAGGTGGTCAGTTACTGGGTGCGGTGCTACACCGATGGGGCAGGCTTTGCATTGTCCAGCATCTTCTCCAGTGAAGTTGGGCGTGTCGTAAGCCGATATCGGTATGACATTGAACAGTTCCGAGGAACAACACCTTTCAAACCAAGAATCTTCTGCTTCTGTTGGTGGGTTGCCGATAATCAACATCCGAGTATGCGAACCAGTCATCAATGCCTCCAAAGCCCTACCTGTGCTTTCAGAGATACCACCAGCCTCATCTACAACGATTAACAAATTGGGTGCGTGAATACCTTGAACAGCCGATTCATCTGTGCTACTTGAAAAACCATAAGCAACAATGTCAGTACCTACTCGCCATTCTGTTTGCATGACCTCGCCTGGCAAATTGTGCCTTGCTGCAACTCTCCTGACATGCGGCCATAGGATATTTCGCACTTGTCTGAAGGTGGTAGCAGTTGAAACAGCCATTGCAGTCCCTACAGGGTGTACAGAGACCCACCAAGCCAAAGCCCTAGCAGCAATGTGCGATTTGCCTGGGGCGTGACAAGCAGGCACAACTGTTCGTTTATTGACACTAATTGACTGAAGTATTTCTCGCTGTTTTGACCAAAGAGTTTCGTTAAGTCCTTGTTCTACAAAACCAACTGGGTCGTTAATCCAAAACGCCCAAGGGTGTTCCAATCTCTCTGTCAACAATTTATCAACGAACTGTTTTTCGCCCACAGTCATTACCTTGTACAACTTGCGCCGTGTTTCAACGTCCGAGTCCAAGATTGCGTTAACGATTTCTATATTTGCCAATTTGCCACCTATTACGCTTGCATGGAACTTCTTAGTGATTCTAAAACAACAAGTTTGGGGTTATGGTAGCCCTTACTCAACAACCTTGCCCTCAGTGCGATTAAGCACCGATTTAATTTTTTCTTCCAACTTGGTGACATCAACAGCCACAGCACCACCGTCTTTGCCAGTGACTTCCATTCTGTTATACCTACCCCATCTTTGAGGGTCTGACCTTTCCAAGAACCAAGCGGCTGCTTGCCAAGTCCCGTCAATGGCTGCCTTTTGTATCAAACCTACTGCACGAACTTGGGCATTACTACGACTCTTTTCTACTGCCTCCAAAAACTCCAGAAATTGAGTTTCATTTGGGTTCGGTTCTTCATCTACTTCAATTCTTTCTCTTTCAAGCCTGCCCCTATCTAGCCAGTTATACAAAGTTGCTGTTGCTATGCCTGCATAGTTTGCAGCAGTTTCAATCCAGTTCCCACTGTTCAAAGCGTTAATAATTGATTGCTGAGTTTCTGGGGTCAATTTACTTGGACGTGCCATAATTAAATACTATACTCTTTTTATGCTTAGCGGACGAACACTTATCATTGCGCCACATCCTGACGATGAAGTTTTGGGTTGCGGTGGCTTTATGTCAAAAAGTAAAAGACTTGGTGGCGAAGTACACCTTGCAGTTGCCACAACAAACAACAATGAAGTCAGACTTCGTGAACTAGACAAGTGTTGCGAATTCTTTGGGGTCAAATCATTAACAATGTTTTACCCGAACTCATCATTTTGGTTAGACGCCATTCCAAATGCAGACTTAGTGCGACACGTTGAGCGTTGTATTGAGACTGTTCGTCCTGTCAATATTTTTTATCCAACCTATGATTCTTTTCATCAGGAACATAGAGCAGTTTCAACTGCCGTTACAGCAGCAATTCGTCCATCTGGAGCAACTGGTAGGTGGCGTCCTTCTCTTGCTGCAATTTATGAAGCACCTTTTGATTCTTGGACTTTAAGCGGTTCGCAAATCAAACCGACTCTTTACTTTGAACTTAATCAGCACGACATTGACAATAAGGTTGAGGGCATGAACATACACGCTTCACAAACCAGACCCAGCCCTTCTGAGAGGTCAACAGAGAGCATTATGGGGCTTGCTGCTCTGCGTGGGGCGCAAAGTGGCACTAAGTGGGCTGAGGCATACGAATTGCGTCTCCTGAACTTATGATTGTCTGTCCATTTCAACCTACACTTTTCCCTTCCCTTTACGTGTTCAACAGGGCGTATCAAGCAGACATGTTCATAATGATGCTTTCTGCTCAATTTTGTGCCGCCAACAAAAAAGAGGACGGGAACAAAGGAAAAACTGGACAAAGGCACATGCTTCTTGGTGGCGCAAAACCAGTTGCTTGGGTCGGTGTGCCAATAGAGAGAGAACTCCAACCAATTAGGGAAACAGTTCTCAAGTCAACAAATTGGCGAGACACAATTATGACCGAACTTGACGAGAGGTACTCCTTAGCCCCGTACTACTTGAATTACAAGGGTGTAGTCCAAGATATTTTGCGAAACAGCAACACACTGGGGGACCTTAACTCCAATTGTTTCTTGTGGGGACATAAAGTTTTTAACCTCGCTTGCACGGTTAAGGATGACGTTGAAATATGCCCTTTACAAAAAGGGAACGACTGGGTTTCCTCGCTGGTTCAGCACAGTGGTTGCGACACATTGATTACAGGCAAACCAAGCCTTAACTACTTAGATACAGAGCGTTTCACGAAGGTCAAGGTACAAGATTGGAAATGCCCAACGTATCCTCAAATCAGCACTGGCTGGACACCTAGTCTTTCAATGCTGGACGCCATTTTCAACATAGGGGCTGAAGCAACAGCCCAACTTATCAAAACAAACTAGGTGGTTCTTCTTCCTCGCCTGTATCTTTTTTGCTTGGTTTTTTTTCAAGTGGCTTTGGCAAAGTGTCATCATAAGACAACCGTTTTGACCAGTCTTCCCAAGGGTCATCTATCTCAGCCTGATTGTTGAGAAATGCTGCTTCCTTGTACCAATGGTCTAAACCATTACCTTGACGCTTGCCCTCTCTTGTGTGGAAATCTAAAGCATAATCGGGGATTTCAAACAACCTGTCATTGATTGTATAAGCGACATGTGTTGCATGGTCTAAAGTGCGAGATTTTTTGGCTCTTGCCATTAACAACACTGCATGGCACAACATCAATCTTTGAGGATTGTTCCTGTTGTTCCAAGCAGTCAATTCTCTCCAAGTGTCATACAACGCTTTGATGATTGCTGGCATTTCAGGTTCTGCTAAACCAATGTCCTCGCTAACGATTATGAGTAGCCTGCGCCACACATAAAAACCTAGCCCTGACCTATCTAACTCAACTGCCCAATAAAGTGCTTGTTGGTCATCGCATCTGCGAATTGCTTTTTGGAGTGCAGACACACATTCTGGTGCTGCATATCCTCTGACTGTGGTTACTGAGTAGAATGACATACAGGCACTTTAGCAGTCCAATAACAAATTGTTACTGATTGTTCTACATTTTGCGATATTTTTAATAGGTTTTATTTTTCAAAACAAACATCACATCGTGCGGGTGATAATCAGCACGAACGGTCAATCCAACTTCACTTGGAACAATCCGAGACATGTTTTCCATAACTGTTTCAAAAGGCACAAACCAATGATATCCGTCATCAACTTTTTTGCCGTCCCTGTCTGTTAAAAAAGTAATCGCAAGCCCCTTTTGAGCAACTTTGAGACCTTGATAAATCAAAGCCCTAACATATTCCCATCTTTGTTGCGAGTTACCAACTATTGCCCCAACTGTTCCAATACAAAAGATTGAGTGGAACATGTCAATCTTGTCAAACTTTCCATTTCCAACAAACTCACCCAGTTCAGCATTTGCGTGTGTTTGTGTCTTTAGACTTTCGTTTGCTAAATTAAACATTTTCGGAACAATGTCAATTCCAGTGTAATTTACGTCAATTCCTAAATTATGCAAATACCAATAAAGGTCTGCGTTGCCACAACCAACATCAAACACGCTGTCGTTTGACCTAACACCTAATTCAGCACTGGCTATAGCGAATCTGCGATATTGTGAACGTCTACTGTTCCAACCATTTACAGCAAATGATTCTTTGTCTTTGGCTTTATCAATTATGCCGTCATAAAACTGTTCAAGTGTCATAAATCAAGCCCAAGGCACTGAAAACGACCGTTGATGTTCATGCAATTGCTGCACTCTGCCTGGGATGCTTTTGCGATGTTTGCCTATAGCGTCACCAAAAAATTGCCGAAGTATTTTGTTGTCATTTTTCTCTCTTTCAAGAGTGCGCACATAAGACATACCGCCTTCAAGTTTCATAGTGCCACCACCTTTGATGTCAACTAAGGCATAACGAGTATCAACCCAACACTTGCGGTGATGATATGCGTTAAGTCCTGAAATCCAAAAATCTTCTGCGCAGTGGATAGCCGAGTTGTAAGCCAATTTTGAACCTTCTAACAAACCCGTAAAACCTCCGTTTACCCAACCTGTTGTACGAAACGGGAACGGACTGACGTAGTTGCGAATATCAGCACTACTACCTAAACCAAACAAGTAAGCACCAAATTCTTTGCACTCCCTTGCAATTCTGTCTACGAGGTCTGTTGCCTCATCTGGGTTCAAATAGTGCGCCTTGTCTCCTAATCCGTGTTCCATATGAACAACCCGTTTGATGTCATCATCAATCATTACAACATTTGGAAACTGGTCATAAATCCATTGCCTTTTTGCGGTTAGCCCAAAAATCTCATTCGGGTGTCCAATAATTTTAAGTGTCGGGTGTGCGTTTTGATAGTCAGACACTTCAGAGTCTGGCACACATATATGCACTCGGTCATGATGAAAA